AGATGTCACCAGTAAACACAGATCCGCCTGCTGTGAAACTAAATGCAATCGGTGTGTCACCAGCTGCGCCAGCTGCGTCGAATAGTGCTTCACACACGGACGCAGGGGATGTGGATCCCCAATCCTGGTAAAGTTCGACAGATAGTGTCGCGGTGTAGTCGATGGTCTTGTATGCGCGTCCTGATAATACTTCCAAGACTTGCTGATTTGGTTCGACGGCTAGTGTGACCGAAGCTGCGACATCGTCATACGAATCGCCGTCTATTGTTAGGGCTAGATCATGCCCTGTGACGTAGGTTAATGCCATTTGATTTCCTTAGATAGTGACATCGAATTGAATGTCGGTTGTTAATAGATCGTTCGGTCCGACCTGTGCGATCTTCGGTTGTGTAAAGTCCCCGACGCGGATTCCCGTCGGAAGGTTTTCGGACACGTTAGCGATCATCGCGTCCAAGTTTGTAAGGGCAGCTTGATTATCATTAGCTGCGACACATAATGTCACCTGAAATGACAGGATCATTCGTGGCGTTGATCCAACGGTCACGATGGACGCGTATGGGGACGCAGGGACTAGGATCAAGCACGGTGGCGTCATGTTTTCAAGCGGTGCGGAATAAACGATGTAACCTAACGCTTCCAGCGTAGTCTTTAGAGCTGCGCGGGCGTCGCTTAATTTGTTAGACATTATCCGACCATCGATTTGGGGTCGCGGTATTCGCTTATCAATCCAACGACGCGGGACAACAATGATCGTCCCATTCGATACGGTCCAGGATTAAAATCGACAGCCTGCATTTGACCCGATGCGGATTGACGTGCGTTCCAAATGTCCACGGCAACCATTAGAGCTGCGGTCCGGCAATTTTCATTCGTGTCGTAATAACTTGATTGTCCTTGAAGAATGCAATCGCCATCAGGCACGTTCAATCGTCGCGCAATATTGGCATTGGTAATCGATGCCTGGAATGTGTATTCGGTGACCCGTGTGATTGTGCGGGTTCCGTCGAATGGGTTTCCGACCTTGCTGATTGTGACTTGCTGTCCGATGACGTAACCGTGCGGGCTTCGTGTGGCGAATGTTGCCACGTTGTTCCGAATGGTTACGGCAACAATTGAAGCACGGTGGAAATTTAAGAATCCAAGGATTAGATTTTCGGCAGATTCCATCGCAGATTCCAATTGTGCGTCAGGGTAGATATCGCCTACACCTAAGACATCTTTGAAATCTTCAAGATCAATTAGTGCCATCTGAATTCCTTTGGGTGAAGTGAAGGGGACCGTTCAGGACCAGGACGATCCCCTTCACGATGTTTCAACTAGCGATTAGGAAACGGTGATTGCTCTGATCGCTGTTGGGTACTTGTTGGCAAGTGCTACGAAGCCGTAAACAGCAATCTCGACGGTCATTGTGTCGATTACGTTGACGCGTACCTGTGCGGTTCCGCTTTCGTAGAATGTTGCATACGCTGAAGGGTAAGCCAGGATATTAGTTGATCCGATGTTGTAATCAACGACCAAATCAAGTCCCATGACGTTTCCACGGCTAAAGACATTCGTTCCAGCTGCGTTCTGTGTTGGACCGACAGCGTTGAACAACGGACGACCTGATCCATCGACGGCACCCAATAGAGCTGCGTATCGTTGCGCGCCGACCAATAGACGATCAGGATTGAAACGCATTACGGCAGCTGAATCGGCTGTTGCGTCCGCAATAGCTGCGACGTAGCCTGTTCCGCCCGATGCGCCACAACCGACAACTCCTTCGGTGAATGCGTAGAGATCGGTCTGTTGTGCGTAGGACGCAGCTAACCCGCGAAGAAGTTCATTCAGATAGGATGGATCACTTCTTTCAAGAAGTTCGATCGATACGCGCTGTTGACCAGCGAATTTGACCACGTCAACGGTCAGATCATCGATTTCGGTTGCTGTGTCTGATGGTGTTGCTAATTCATCGGTTTCAGCCACGGTCGGCAATACCTGCCAGCGCGGGATTCTGAATGACATTCCTGATGCTGGAAGAGCTGCGCGCTCAATGCTGTCAATGAATGGACGTGATGAATCAACGACGCCGATAACTTCCCGTAGGAATGGAACAGGAATAAGACCTGCGTTGTCGCTTGTTGTTGCTTCGCCAGCTGCGGTCAAGAATTCAGCTGCGTCGCGTGATCCGCGTTGTGCCTGGATCATCTTTGTGGCGTATTGACCAGCGGTCAATTCCGGAAGTGCGCGTGGCTGTGTGAAGATAGGGGATCCGAAGTTTGACGCTTGGACCTTTGACGCTTCAACATCCGAAGCCACTTCGACTTCTTCGATTGGTTGTTCTGACATAGTTTCGATCTCCTCGATCGTTTCGGGTGTTTCGTCATCTTCGGGATCCGAAGCTGCGACTTGTGTAACACGGGCATCATTGAAGGCAGGTGAAGTCACCAGGCTAGTTTCAATCATTCGTGCAGACGTGACATGGATTATCCCGTCACGAATTTCATGGGCATCGATCATCGCGCCAATGGAAAGACCATCGCGCAATCCTTCCGATGCTTCGATTAGTGCGTCCGCGCCTGCGGTAGTTTCGGCGATCTTAAATGTGCCGTTGATTCCGCCTGGCGTGACTTGAAAGTTAATGGCTCGACCAATCGGACGACGATTGTCATGTTCTAAAAGAAGTTTGACGGAAGCGGGATCGATTTCGTTGATGGAGCCAAGTTCAAATACCACGGGACCCATCGACGTCGCGCCAGGCTTCCCAAAAGGCACGACGACGCCTGTGATTGTTTTTTCTGCTACGTTCGCAGCTGTAATCGGTGCGCTAAATTCTAATCTCATTGGGTTGGAATTTCCCTTGTCTGTGATGGTGGTGTTGTGCCGTTATCGGTGGCAGGTTCGGTCCCGCGTGGCGCAAGATCTTCCATGGCGCGGGCTTCATCAAGATCGATGATTCCTGCGTCCAATAGTTTGATCGTTATGTCGACGCGTTCCATTGGGTTTCCGCGTAGGAAATCGTCAATTGCAAATCGGACAATCTGATTGCGCGGGGTTACGTCATCCATTGAAAGACGATCTTCAATGATGGAAATGTATGGGCGTAGTCCGAAGTCAAGAAGGGAGCGACGTTCGGCGGTTACGTTTGAATAAGTCATCGACGCAGATTCGGCGTTTAGATACCAGGCAGGAATTCCGCAAGTTCTAGCGATGTCGGCAGATAAGAATTGACGGGCTTCGACCATTTGCATTTGGGCAGAATCTAGACCGACAACTTCTAACTTGATTGGACCTTCGACATATGCCGTCGATCGTTCACGGCGGGCGCGTTTGAATGTGTCCATCAATCCTGCGACCTGATCGCCCGGTAAATTCATTCCTTCATTCATTAAGACCATTTGTGGCACGGGTTCGGATGCCATGCGATAAGACGCTTGTTCAAGTTCAATCGCCGTCTTAATTGTGCGACCAGCGCGGGCAATCAAGCCTTCTTCAATTGATTGAAATACGATCAAGGAATTCAGACCAGTATTCGGGACGGGCTTAATGTCTACATTGTAGGAAGTGATCATTGTGCCGTCGGGACTTACATTCCAAGTCACGCGACCAGGATTGATTCGGCGGGCGCGGTATGGGCGACCATCTTCCAGGCTAACGTCCAAAACTTGAAGATAAGCTGCCCCGTAAAACATCAGATCGTCCACCAACCACGAAATCGTATTGATTCTAGGAAGTGCGGGATCAGGTTGTTCGATAAGTGTGCGGTTTGTGATCTTCGCGCCTGTGATGCGATTGAAAGATTCCAATGGGATCGTTCCGATGGATCCTGCAAGGATTCCGCGGGCGCGGGCAACGGCAGGGACGGTCATCGCTTGCTCACGGGTTACGGTGACAACGGAAGGGACTTCGCCAGGGAATCCCCATGCCGAAGATAATCCGGAATATGGGATGTCTGCCAATGTAGCTGCGCGAACGCTCATGCCTGGCGTAAATGGTTCATCGTTAGTGATGCGAAACGCATTCAAGAATCCCATGATCCCATGCTTGACGTTTATTTTGTCCAATGCAAATAATGAAACAATTTGACGCGTGTTGTTACATAAATGATCCCGAAAGTGCCAAGAATAACCTTCGGGATCGTAATCAGATTACACGACAGCCGACACAACTTGGGTCCGCGGTGCTTCCGCGTGTCCAACGGCTAGGACCATCGCGACAGCTGCGGAAATTGGTGTCTGACTAGCACGGCGGGCAATTCGCCATCCGCCATCTGAAGCGGGACGCCTGGCACAAGCTGCCAAATGGGTTCGAAGTTCAACTTGTCCCGTGTGAACGATTCTGCCCGCGTTCATAGATGACATTGTGACATCGCATAAGGTGGCGAAATAAGCGGATGACCATGGTGTGCTTTCCATTCTGATCCCTGCCTTTTGAAGTAATGGCGCAATAAATCCACCGGTATTTGGATCGAATGCAATCTGTCGAATTTTGTATTGTCTGGCGATGATTGCAATTTCGGAAGCAAGTTCCCGATCATTAATCGGTCCATCTTTTTTCCATTGGTGAAGGAATATGCGCAACTTCCCATCGACTTCTTGCGCGGTTACCAGGAAGGCTTCGGTTCGGTTAAATACAAGATCCAATCCCGCCCATGTTGGGACGCCTGTCGAATCTAGGACCAAAGTCCGATCCGTTCCCGCGTCGAATTGGTCGAAATTCCAAGGGCTGTCCAATGCTTGAATCCATTGACACAATAGTTCGGTTCGCACGTTGTCAGGTTTGTCACGGGCGACAGAATCTTCAAGGGATTGAATTTGTACCCTGTAACCCAACGCGGGATTTGCTTGTTGCCAGGCTTTGACATCATCAATTCGGCATTCAGGTTCGGCGGACCATTCATACCATCCAAGTCGCGGGTTGTCGTCGGCTAATGCGCGATTGCGTAAATCGTTTAGGACCGTCGAAGTCAGATCGCCCGCGTTACTTGATACCCACGTTGCAGGATTTGGCATGGCACGGGTAATCGGCGCAGCTGCGGACCAGACCGATTCTTGAATTTCTCGAAGTTCGTCGATCCATAGGAAATCCGCTGACGCCCCACGCGCACCGTCGTCCGTAGCTGCTAAGACGCCATATTTGCGGACTTGATTACAGGGACCGTCGCAATTGTTCGGATAATGTTCACACCAGACTTCTATTGATTCAGATCCGTTCGTCCGGGAAATTCTTCTAATGCGTTTACGCATCCAATCGACCGAATTAGCCATATCAATAATTTTCCATAAGTGATCAATTGACAATCGTCGATTCTGCGCAATTCCGTAGCCTTGTGATTCACCGAATAAATACAATCCCGCTAGGACGCGCATCCTGACCAGGTGCGATTTTCCATTCTGGCGGGCAACCAAAATTCCCGCT